GAATTGACGCTCTCTCTCCTGTTCTAACTTTATAGTCTCCTCAAGTTCTTGAAAACCTTTCTGGAGTTCCTTTGCTTTATTTTGAGCGTCTGTAATTCTATTTAACCGAAACTCTTCTTCTATGGTCTGAGTACAAGTAGGGCATACCGTATTTTCTGTGAAAAACTTATGCTCTTTGGTAATCACAGATACTTTCTGGGAAATTTTACCTTTAAGATTGTTAAGCTTTACTAACTTATCTCCTGCACCTACAACTTCTTCTTGGTCCTTGGTATATTTAAAAACGTCTTCTTCTATCTTAGCATTTTCTGTCAGGTAAATACCAACTTCAGAATCCAGATTGGCAATCTTTTCTTTATTGGCATTGATATTGGCATTTCCACGATTTTCAAGTTCTTCAATGAACTCTTGTTGCATCTTCATCTTATCCTTAAGAGTTTCTTTCTTAAGTTCAAGAGACTTTACCTGATCCTTCTTTTCACGAATCTTATCCTTAATCAAAGCATTCATTGCAGAGAAGATACGAATATCCAACAAGTCTTCAATAACTTCACGACGATTAGAAGTCGTCAATTGCATAAAAGGCACAAAAGTGCTGCTACCCAAAATCACAATTTGAGTAAAAGACTTATAGTTTACCTTTAGAATATTTTCCTCAAGAATTCTTTGATTGGCACGATCATCTGCTTCTTTATGAAGAGGAGAACCGTTGACTTCAATATCAAATACATTTGGTTTAATACCACGACGAACCAAATAATCTCTACTATTAATTGAAAACTCAATCTCTACAAGACAATCTTTTTCGTTAGTAGTATTAACCAGTTGAGGTTTGTTAATACGCCTAAAGGGTTTGTTGAATAGAACAAAAGTCAGTGCGTCCAGAATTGTAGATTTACCAGCACCGTTTGTCCCAATAATCAAATTGGTGTGATGTTTTTCAAAATCAACTTCAGTCCACTGATTTCCTGTGGAGAGAAAGTTTTTCCATTTAATCTTGTGAAATACTAACATTCTTAGGGGGAATTACGATGTCGTCGGGAGTGATCACAGCATATTTGTAATTATACATCTTACACGTCTTTATAGCAAGCTCATCATCAACTTCTACGACTTCCATTTCAGTCTCTTCTTGATCTTCAAGCATCAGAGCATAACGAGTAGCGTCGTCCTCTTCCTCAAACAGAAATAAGACTTTATGACCATACTGGTCTTGAACTGCATATGCTCCGTCGTCTTTTCTGTCTTTGAGTGTAAGAAGAAACATTTACTCTACTTCGCAAGCCTGTTTATAAAGATCCTGGAAAATACCTTTGATGATATTTTTATCAAACTCAAATTCAGATTCCTCAATATATCGATTTAGAATTGTAAGAGTATTTTCATCTTCACTGATTTCAAATTCCTCATTTTCTTGAATATCGAAGTTTTCAATAATCTTGAGTTCTTGAATACCAGCAGTATATAGTTTATCAATGAACTTTTCAAAATCTTTTGGTTTTGATTTTTTACGAACAATCACCTTTACAATTTTATTCTCATATTCGGTTGCATCAAACAACTGATATGGTGTATCCTCATAATAAATGTTATAAAACAATTTATAAGGATTGTTGATTGGAATATGAGTAAGGGTTTCCGTATCAAAAATATGAAACCCGCGTGTATCATTTACATCAGTCCAATACATCTCATAAGGATTTCCCAAATAGAAAATCTTACCATTATCTGAACGAGTGTGATAGTGACCAGAAAATACTTTGGTAAACTTATCAAAAATCTTTGGATCTGCTCCGTGTTCTTCCATTATAAGATTTCGATTTACACGGAAACCTTGAAGTTCAAGGTGACCCATCGCAACTTTTGCTTTGGTCTTTTTGATTTGATTTAGTGTTTCATCATAGTTCTCACTACAGATCCAAGGCACCATCATAATATCCAGACCACCAACTTTAATGGTTTGTGGAGAACTATAGGTTTTAATATTTGGATAAGTTTGAAGAAGCAAACTCGGAGAATTGACCGTATTAGTGTTCTTGTAGTAGCAATCGTGATTACCAACAATCATATGAACTTCATAATCTCGCAGATGTTCAAACACAACTCTCTTTGACCATTCAAGACTTTGATAATCAATTGACTTGCGACTATCAAAAGCATCACCCATATGAATAACTGCTTCTACGCCGTGTTCTTTCAAAGCAGGAAAAAATACGTTCTTATAAAAGAGTTCAAAATGATCGTGAAGGTATTTTGAACCCTTTCTTGCCCCGTAATGGGTGTCAGTTAAAATGGCGACTTTCATCGGTTGTTTCTGTATTGGATGTTGTCTTTAATGGTATTGTAGTCTGAACTACTACCAGAAAGCAAGCTGTCGTCAACCATCATAACCTCATCAAACCCAGTACGTTCAATGATTTTTGTTTTGATATCTAACTGTTTCTTTTCTTTTTGAATTCTTCTCAGAAATGCGTAGTGAATAATCTGAGTAAAATAAGCAAAAGGATTATTTGATTTATTTGGATCGAAGTTATGAATATATTGCACACAATTTTCAATTCCGTCAGAGATCATATCCTCGCGGAACATATAATTGACAAAATTTGGTTTATAAGAAAGGTGAGTTGCAATTTTTAGAAAACATTCACCAAGATAATTCGGAATTGGTGGTTTACCTTCCCAATGCTTGCCCCTATCCTCTTTAGTGGGGTTTCTATTGAATTTCTCATTGAATGACTTTTCAACTTTAGAACGATACACAACCATCGCTTCTAAAAGTTCTTTGTTATTCACATAATGTTCAGTTTTCTTCTTAGGCATAGCATTGGACTTATATAATATAGGTTATGCTTATTATACCACAATTATAAAGAGCTTGACAAGTTATGAAAATGTGTGTAGACTACCTTTGTCTGGGTTGAAGATGGGAGTTTAGCTTTCTTTAGTACCTTTAAAGAGATTTTCAAGTTTCTTACGAGCATCTTCAACAGAAGCAATATAACCCATTTTAGATGATGGTTTTACCTTACCAGAAGGATTATACAAATCGATAGAATCATCATCTTCAACATAATCGTTGTAAATATTAATCAATCTTTTATCTTTAGTTTCAGTCATTGTAATAATCTTATCAAGTTTTACAATAAAGAAATCATCAGATGACAATTCCATCCAAGGTTTTACTTTAATATGAGTTCCTTGTTGATTATGAAACGCTTTCATAGTAATTGGATTTTGCAAAACAACTACAGGATCACCATCATTTTCATCAACCATTACTAATGATAGTATTTCTTCACCAGATACTAGTTTTATAATTGCGTAAAACTCTTCTTCCATTAGTTTTTAAGTGGGATATTAACTATTTCATAATTAAAATTTTCTTCATTATAAACTTTAATTCTTTCAATTAAGTGATTGAGAGTGTAATTTTTTCTTGACTTATAACTGATATCATCGGCAATATCATATAGAGTTGCCTTTGTTTTATTGTCTCCCTTTCTCAGAACTCTTCCGATTGATTGGAGATTACGAATTCTAGATTTTGAAGGTGAAGCAAAGATAACATTATGTAAATTCTTAATGTTAATTCCCGTACTAAAAGTACCGTATGATGCCACAATAATTGCATTATTTTCTTTTTCAGTAATTTCTCTGACCTTTTCTCGGTCTTCAGTATCCACACCACCATGAACAAAGAATACGTGGCGATCTTCTGCGATGCTACTATTTATGAGTTCGTATAAAGGTTGTCCATGACCTTCAACTCTTGAGAACAGAATCAGAGTATTACCTTTGAGATCAAGAGCAAGGTTACGAATAAACTTATTTCTGCGTTCGTGATTAATAATATATTGAACCTCATCCTCAAACGTTTCAAACTTATTCGGTGGGTGTTTCAATAGAAGAATATTAATATCCAATTTCGCAACGTGACCCTTCTGCATCAGTTCGTCAGTGCGAATTATCTTATAGGAAGGACCAAATAAACCTTCAAGAACCCATTTATGTGTCTGGGTGCCATCCAGTGTTCCTGTGAAACCGTAACGATATTTTGCATCTGAAAGTTTTGTCATTATAGATACTAATGACTTAGATTTGAACTGGTGTGCTTCATCTCCAACGACCACATTAAATCTTGAGAAATATTGTCGGGGAAGTTTGTAGATGGACTGCCAGGTTGTAATAATCACCTGAGAGTCTGTTTCTCTCTCTTTACCTGCATAGATCTTGTGGCAAAATGAACCCACGTCCCACCCATAATCTGCAAAGTCTTTATACATCTGCTCTACAAGGGATGTCGTTGGAACGACTATCAGAGTATTTTGCCCTTTCTCAACGTAATATCTCACAATCGCATATATCATCAACGACTTTCCAGAAGCAGTTGGAGATATCAACAA